TTTAGGAGTATAAACAATGGCATATCCGACTATCGACAAGCCCTATGGCTTGAAGCCGGTCAACCTGATCGGTGGTCAGGTCTATGCTGGGTCTACTCGTCTGATCGCAATCGCTAGCGGTGAAGGCACCTCGATTTTCTTCGGGGATGCTGTGAAACTGGCTAGCGGTTACATCACTCGTGATCCGGCTGACTCGGCAATGACGCCCGTTGGTGTTTTCATGGGCTGCACGTTTACCGACCCGAACAGCAACCAGAAGGTGTTCAAGCAGTATTTCCCTGCTGGCACCGTGGCTGCTGATATCCAAGCCTACGTAGTTGATGACTATGATGCGCTGTTCAAAGTTGCTGTGGTTTCCAGCACCACCGTTATTAGTGGTGTGACGCAAGCTGCGGTTGGCCTGAATGCCGCTCTGGTTGATAACACCGGCTCGACCATCACTGGCGACTCGCTTGTCGCTATTTCTGCGACTACTGCGACTAACGGCGCACTGCCCGTTCGCATTGTCGATATTGTGCCGGATACGGCTAACGCTGCTGGTTCTTATACCGAAGTGATTGTGAAGTGGAACTTCGGTATGCACCAGTATCAAAACGCCGTTGGCGCATAAGGAGACTGAAACATGGCTATCTCACGCGCACAACTACTGAAAGAGCTGCTTCCGGGTCTGAATGCCTTGTTTGGCATGCAGTACGAGACCTACGGCGAAGAACATAAAGAGATTTTCGAGACCGAAACCTCTGAGCGTTCTTTTGAGGAAGAGACGAAGCTGTCTGGCTTCAGCGCCGCCCCCGTGAAAAACGAGGGCAACGCGATTGCGTATGACAATGCGCAAGAAGCATGGACTGCCCGTTACAACCACGAAACCATCGCGCTGGGTTTCTCCATCACCGAAGAGGCAATGGAAGACAACCTGTACGACACCCTGTCGGCTCGGTATACCAAAGCTCTGGCTCGCGCCATGGCTTATACCAAGCAGGTCAAGGGCGCGAACGTCCTGAACAACGGCTTCTCGTCCAGCTACAAGGGCGGCGACGGCGTTGAGCTCTTCTCGACTGCACACCCGCTGGTTTCTGGTGGCACCAACAGCAACGAACCGGCTACCGCTGCCGACCTGAATGAGACCTCGCTTGAGGCCGCTGTGATTCAGATCGCTGGCTGGACGGATGAGCGTGGTCTGCTGATTGCGGCTAAACCCCGCAAGCTGATTGTTCCGCCGAACCTGATGTTCGTTGCAACCCGCCTGCTCGAAACCGAGCTGCGTGTTGGCACCAACAACAACGACATCAATGCTCTGAAGAACAACGGTTCAATCCCGGGCGGTTACTCGGTCAATCACTACCTGACCGACACGAACGCTTGGTTCCTTTGCACCGACGTTCCGAACGGCATGAAGCACTTTGTTCGCACCCCGCTGGCAAACAGCATGGACGGCGATTTCGACACGGGCAACGTGCGTTACAAAGCTCGTGAGCGTTATTCGTTCGGCTGGTCTGATCCGCTGGGCGCTTACGGTTCTCCGGGCGCGTAATAAAAAAGGGGGGTTTCGGCCCCCCTTTTTTGTTTGTATCGTTTAAACTATGACATCTGGGATTTTACCCGTATCGACTGACCCAGCAGACTTGTTAGAGACGATGCGGGGATGTGCTAACACACGAAAGGTAAACCATGGCTCTTTCAACTTTTGAAGGCCCGGTAAAGTCGCTTGGCGGCTTCTACTCTCAAGGCCCGAACACCATCATCAATCTGCCGAACGGCACCAACACCATTACGTTGGACGTTCCGGCCTACGCTGGCAAAGTCATCCGCACCAACGACGCCACTCTGGTCATCACCCTGCCGACGATTGTTACTACCGCGAGCGCCACGTCCGCTGGCCCCGGTACTGACCCGAACACCCTGAACAACATCGGCACGAGCTACACGTTCTTCATTGAAACTACTGCTACCACCCTGAACATTGTCACTAATGGCACCGACAAGTTCGTGGGTTCGATTCTGGTTGTTGCTACCGACGCTGCAGGTGCGACGACCGGTTACGCCCCGGGCGCTGCAAACGATTTCATCAAGCTGAACGGCACCACCACTGGTGGTATCGCTGGTTCTTGGGTCACTTGCACAGTTCTGGCCGCCGCCAAGTACTATGTTACCGGTGTTATCCTCGGCTCCGGCACCATCGCAACCCCGTTTGCTGACTCCTAATCTTACTTAGGAGGGCCATAACATGGCGATGCAAACTGACGTTAAGTCGAAGTACCTTGCGATAGACGGCGTGATCTTTGCGGGTCGCGCCCGTCTCAAAGGGCTTACGGTTGCGGTCTCCTCGGCTGGGGCAGCGTTGATAGTTTATGACAATGCTTCAGCTGCCTCGGGAACCAAGGTCGTCGAGATCAGCACGGCTGTAGCGGGTACTTTCAATGTCCTGATTCCGGGGCAAGGTATCCTCGCGGATAATGGTCTGTATCTTGATATCAACGGCGCGGCTGGTGTAACTGCCTACTACGGGTGATGCGTGCAAAACGAACAGCAGTTCGATGTAAGCGGACGAAAGTTATTCTTCGCGATTCCGGCCTACGACTTTAAGGTTGGTGTCAAGCTGATGGGGTCGATGGTCGAGTTCGCTCGGCAGGCTCCTCAGTATGGCATTCAGTTTGCCATGGGTACCATCAGTGGCTGTTCCGTGGTCTCCCGGGCCAGAAACCTGCTCGTAGATGACTTTCTTCAGTCTGAGTGCGACACTCTGATGTTCATCGATGCGGACATGACGTTCGATCCCAACGATATCATCCGGCTGCTGGCGTTTTCTGGTAACCCCGCGAAGAACATTGTCGGCGGAACTGGCGTCGCCCGGAAGAAAGAAAAGACGTTCCATCTCAATCTCGACAAAGATGAAGATGGCCATTTGATGATGGACGCCATGGGGCTTGCCCGGGCGAAACAGATGGGCACCGGGTTCATGATGGTGCAGCGTCAAGTCTTCGAGACCCTGATTGAGCGGCACTCCGAGTGGCGCTTTCACGACGTGGCCTCTGGCCGCACAATCTATTCCCTGTTTGATTTCAAATCCACCCCTGAAGGTTATATCGGAGAAGACTACAACTTCTGCGATCGCGCTCGTGCGGAAGGCTTTCAGGTCTGGGTTGATCCGACAATCAAGCTGGGGCACATGGGCGTCATCGAGTACGAAGGTGCCTTTGGTGAGGATTACCTCTATCCGATGATTCAAGCTGCCCAACAGCGGGAAGAGGAAGAACCTTTGAGGGTGGCATATGGCTAAGAGTCCAGCATGGCAAAGGAAAGAAGGCAAGAATCCCAAGGGTGGTCTGAACGCGAAGGGGAGGGCTTCTTACAACGCAGCCAATCCCGGAAAGCCCGGATTGAAGCCGCCGCAACCAGAAGGTGGCTCAAGGAGAGACAGCTTCTGCGCTCGCAGCGCTGGGCAGATGAAGATGTGGCCGAAGGCGGCGAAGAACCCTAAGAGTCGTTTACGTCTTGCGAGAAAAGCATGGAAATGTTGACCTGCACGAAGTGCAAGTCCGAAAAACCCGCAAATGCGGAGTATTTTCCGTTGCACAATAAAAAACAGAACGGGCTTGATAGCTGGTGTCGTGCGTGTCGAGCCAACTATCGCAGCGGCATAAACCGAGGTATGCACCGCGCTGTTATGAGTGATGCTGATCTCATCGAGTTGAAAGCCAGCGTAAAGCAGTGCGTAATTTGTGGCGATACAGGCCCGCTCGTTGTTGATCATTGCCATGCTACCGGAGCAATTCGCGGTATGCTATGCAACCATTGCAACAGAGGGTTGGGGCATTTCCGAGACGACCCGATGCTGCTTGAATTTGCGGCGCAATATTTGTTTGCCAGTGCAGATGCTCCCGAATGGGAGGCGTATTGCAAGGCTCACGAAGCATGGAAGTGCTAAGCCATGGAGATGATGCTTTGGAATGCTGTGTTGTCGTTCGTCGTGGCTGGAATGGCCATGCTGCTTAAAGGCAAAATGGATGAACTTGGTCGGCTCAGCATATTGCTGAACCGCACCCGCGAGGAAGTTGCTCGTGATCATATTACTCGCAGAGAAGTTGATGACAAAGTAGACAGAATTGTTGAGCGCTTCGACAGCGGGTTTAAACGCCTCGAAGAAAAGATTGATGACCTTGCAAAATCGCAAAGGGGATAAATATGAACATCCAAGCACAAAAACTTACTCCTTCGCAGCAGCAAGCTCTTGATGAGGCAAGGGACGAGAAAATCCGCAAAGAGGAAGAGCGTCGTGGCGGTGCCCCTACGCCCCAGCGCCCGGTAAATACTCCCAAACCTGACCGTGGAGCCAACTACCGTAAAGGTGGTTATGTTCGTGCCGCAGATGGATGTGCCGTAAAAGGCAAAACCAAAGGACGCATTGTATGAACGAAAAAACCAAAGAAATGTTGGCCAATCTGAGCCCTGCATACGGTATTGCCACCGGTCGCGGGATGTTTGGAAAAGCCGCTGATAAGGGTTTTCTCGGACTCGGTGCAAGAGCCATTGCCAATCGTGGCCAGCAGGAAGCTGAAGCCAAAGCCATGCAAGAGAAACTTATGCAGCAAGGAATTGCTGCCAAGCAAGCTGCCGCAGGTGCCGCCGCGCAACCTGCTGCCGCCATGAAAAAAGGCGGCAAAGTATCTTCTGCATCTAAACGTGCTGACGGTATTGCTGTCCGTGGAAAAACGAAAGGAAGGCTTGTATGAAAAAGAAAAACAAGATTCGTCGTTATAACGATGGCGAGTTGGTTGATGAGGATAGCCCTGAGTCGCAGAAAGTCTATAACTCTAAACTAGAGGAGCTATCAAATGAGGAGCGTATGCCTCGCTCCATGGCTCCCGTTATGCGCAAAGCCGCCCGGACTGAGGCGGCTCGCAGGTCTGCCGTTCAGGCACGGGAAGAATCTGCACCGGATACCAGCCGCTCCCCCTCGATGACCGAGTCCCCGAGGAACGCGATCACCGGCGCTGGCGCAGCCCTAGACCGAGGCGCTTTGACTGGCTCCTATCGCCGTAGTGGCAGGAGCGATGAAGAAAAAGCCGCTGAGAACAAATACATCCGCGAGAACATTACCGCCCCGCTGGTTACAGTTTCACCCGCTGGCCGCGTGGCAAAAGGAGTCTATGAGGCTGGCAAGGCTGCGAACATGACCCGCCGCATGAGCAATGCAGTAAAAGCATATGATGCCGAAAAGGCAGCAGCCGCAGGCGAACGGGCGTCCAAATTGGCCGAGCTTGAGGCCAAGAAAGCCGCTCGCCGTGGCGGTAGGAATATGGAAGGCCCAATGGGTGTTACCGATGACATTGGCATTGGTGCGTTTAAACGTGGCGGTAAGGTCAAGAGGTATGCTGCTGGTGGCTCCGTTTCATCGGCCTCCAAGCGGGCCGATGGTATTGCCGTCCGAGGTAAGACTCGCGGGAGGATTTTCTAATGCCAGCGGTATCCGAGAAGCAGAAGCGTTTCATGCAAGCGGTTGCTCACAATCGGAGTTTCGCCAAAAAAGCTGGCGTTCCTCAGTCTGTGGGTCGTGAATTTTCTCAATCAGGAGGTGGTCAAGTGAAAGAATCGAAAGCAATGATGAAGAAAGAAGTGTCCTTCATGAAGAAGAAGGGTGCTCCCAAGGCGATGGTCAAGCATGAGATGGCCGAAGCTGGCATGAAGAAGGGTGGCAGCGTCTATCGTCGCGCCGCTGATGGCGTTGCCCAGCGCGGCAAGACGAAAGGCCAGATGCTCAAAAAAGGCGGCACTGCCAAGAAGTATTGCTGATCATGATGCCATCTCGTGGAATGGGGGCAATGAACCCCAAGAAGGTTCGTTCCATCAAGAAGCGGGATGGCAATGAGCCAGTCAAGCTGTTTAAACAGGGTGGGGTCAGCAAGGTGAACGAGGCTGGCAACTACACCAAGCCGGGTATGCGCAAGGCGCTTTTTGAGCGGATCAAGTCTCAGGAGGTGCAAGGCACCAAGGCAGGCCAGTGGTCAGCCCGAAAGGCGCAGCTAATGGCTAAGGAATACAAGGCAAAAGGCGGGGGATACCGTGATTGAAAAAGAAATTGTAGGACACATGGCAAATTGCGCTCTTCATGAGGACGGCCCTTGCACCTGCGGGACAGATGAAATCTTGGAAGAATTGGCTTTTGAAGCGGCTGGGTTGGTTGAAGAGGACTTTTAGTGAAAGCTCCGCAGCAGAGCCTTAAGTCATGGGGCGATCAGAAATGGCGCACCAAGTCTGGCAAGCCCTCCAGCAAGACCGGAGAGCGGTATTTGCCGGAATCGGCCATCAAGTCCCTCACCCCGGCTGAGTATGCCGCCACAACCCGCGCCAAACGTGCAGGGAAGGCCGCAGGCAAGCAGTTTGTTCCACAGCCACCCAAGGTGGCCAAAAAGGTGGCAAAACACCGTAGGATCGTTTAAGGGCTAATTATGACCACTTCCGGAACCGTAACTTTCAATCTTGACCTCAACGAGATCATCGAGGAGGCATTCGAGCGTTGCGGTGCGGAGCTTCGATCGGGCTATGACTTCCGCACAGCACGGCGGTCTCTGAACCTGCTGACCATTGAATGGGCCAACCGTGGGATCAATTTCTGGACAATCGAGGAAGGTTCGATTGCCATGGAAACCGGTGAGGCCACCTATGATTTGCCGGTGGATACCATTGACCTTGTGGAGCACGTTGTTCGCACTGGAACCGGCCAGAACCAGCAAGACCTGACAATCACCCGGATTTCGATGCCGACCTACGCTTCGATCCCTAATAAGAATGCTCAGGGCAGGCCGATCCAAGTATGGGTAGATCGTCAGTCTGGCGCAAAATACCCATCTGGCGGACAGCCAGCGGGAACTGACGTGGTAACCGGGATCGATTACCCCAAAATTCATGTGTGGCCGACCCCGAACTCCCCGGGAGACCAATATACCTTTGTTTACTGGCGGCTCCGCAGGATTCAGGACGCAGGAAACGGCGTTCATACGCAAGACATTCCGTTTCGCTGGATTCCTTGCATGACCACTGGCTTGGCTTACTACCTGTCCCTGAAGCTCCCAAACGCTCAGGGTCTCTCTGCTGGCCTCAAGATGGACTATGAGGAGCAGTTCAGATTTGCAGCCGAGGAAGACCGGGATAAGTCCCCCATCCGGTTCGTTCCGAGAAGGATGTTCATCGGATAATGAGCAATCGCTTTGCATCTGCCAAAAACTCAATCGCGGAGTGTGATCGCTGCGGGTTTCGTTACAAGCTGACCCAACTCAAAAAGCTGATCATCAAGACCAAGCAGGTCAACATTATGGTCTGTCCGGAGTGCTGGGAACCAGATCAACCTCAACTCCAGCTTGGCATGTATCCGATCTACGATCCGCAAGCGGTGCGCAATCCCCGTCCGGATACAAGCTATTACGAAGAGGGCAATCAAGGGGCCGGTGGGAGTAGAATGATTCAATGGGGCTGGAACCCGGTAGGCGGATCACGTAGTTTTGACGCCGCATTGACCCCGAATGTGCTGGCACCGGTGGCCGAGGTTGGAACCGTAACCGTAGTAATTTCATAGGAGTAGGACATGGACGCTAAAAAAGCCGTCAAGAAACACGAACAGAACATGCACCCGGGCAAGAAGCCGACCTTCAAAAAGGGTGGCCCGACCTCGATGGACATGAAGAAGATGGGTCGCAACATGGCTCGCGTTCGCAACCAAGGGGGCAAATGATGGAGAAGATCAAGAGTGTTCCTGCGGTAAAGGTCGGCGCTGCAGACAATCAAAAGACCATCAACGATCTGCGGGTCTCTGTTGGCAACCTAAGCAGCAAGGGTTACCCCGAGCCGAAGTCCAGCGGCATTAAGGTTCGCGGCACAGGTGCTGCTACTAAAGGCGTTACCGCTCGCGGCCCTATGGCGTGAGGTAGATAATGAACTACAGCCAGCTATCAACCGCGATTCAGGACTACGTTGAGAACACGGAGGCGACGTTTGTTGCCCAAATCCCGACGTTCGTCCAGCTTGCGGAAGAGCGTATATACAACAGCGTCCAGATTCCGGCGATCCGGAAGAACGTGACCGGTATTTTGACGCTGAACAATAAGTATTTATCCCTACCGTTGGATTGGCTGGCGACGTTCTCTTTGGCGGTTATCAACCCGGTGACCAACGGCCAAGAGTTTTTGCTCAATAAAGATGTGAACTACATCCGGGCGGCATACCCCGATCCTGATGACACAGGAACTCCGCAGCACTATGCGCAGTTTGACCAAGATACCCTGATTCTCGGGCCCACGCCTGATTTGAGCTACGCGATGGAACTGCATTACTACTACATCCCAGAATCCATAGTTACAGCAGGGAACTCGTGGCTAGGCGACAACTTTGAAACCGTTTTGCTCTACGGTGCTATCCGCGAAGCCTATGTCTATATGAAGGGCGAGCAGGACATGGTTGCGAACTACGAGAACAAATATCAAGAATCTCTGGGGCTTCTGAAAGTTCTGGGTGATGGTAAGGATCGTCGTGACGCCTACCGTAGTGGTCAGGTGCGCATTCCTGTTCTTTAATCGGGAGAGAAAATGAGTAGTTCAGTAGCGGCACTGTTGGGCGGTATCAAGGTTCATACAGTTAGCGGTCGCGGCAGCAACGCCGAGGAGCTGGCGAATCTCGCAGTGGACAAAATTATATACGTCGGTCAGGACAGCGACCCCGTGATTGTTGGGCAGGCCATGGCATTCAAGGAAAGAATCCACGCCGTACTTGTCCATTATTTAGATGTGGCCCAGAAAGCGGAGCGCAACACTATTTGCATCAAGCTCCAGCAGCAAGGCCACGAAGACCTAGCGAACATTGTTCGCCAAATTTAAGGAGTAACAAATGGCTATTACCCAAGCATTTTGCACCTCGGCTAAGGTCGAGCTTCTCAACGGGATTCACGCTTTCAGCACTACGGTCGTTCGCGGTTCTACCGCTGCGGATACGTTCAAGATTGCCCTCTTCACTTCGTCGGCTACCTTGGGCGCGTCCACCACGGGGTACACTACAACCAACGAAGTAGTCGGAACTGGCTACACCGCTGGTGGCAATACTTTGTCCGTTACCGGCCCGACTTCTACTGGCACCACTGCGTTTCTGGACTTCGCGGACACGACTTGGACGACTGCTACGATCACCGCCAACGGCGCTCTGATTTACAACGACACGCAAAGTGACAAGGCGTTCGCTGTGCTGGCTTTTGGCGGCGACAAGACTTCGACCGCTGGTGACTTTACGATCCAGTTCCCGGCCTACGACGCTACCAATGCGATCATCCGCATTGCGTAATAAATGCGCTGTGCAGTCGTCAATGAGACTGATGGTGTTGTTGTAAACATCATTGTGGCGGAGCCAAGCGATTTGGCCCCGCTGAACTGCGTTCTGATAGGTATACCCGATGACGTGTTCTGCGACATCGGTTGGAAATGGGATGGGGTTGTTTTTGTAGACCCTAATCCCCCAGTCATCCAGCCAGACACCCCAGATGGCTGATAAAACCATACTGATTACCACAGGCACCACATTTACGGTGCCTGCGGATTGGACAAACACTAACACCATTAGGGTTATTGCCGGTGGCGGTGGTGGTGGTTCCAGTGACGCTACTGCTGAAGATGGCGCAGGTGCCGGTGGTGGTGGTGCGTTCTCAATCCTTACCAACTTTACGCTTACCCCCAACGCGACGGTCAACATCAGCATTGGTGCTGGCGGCACTGGTCGTGCGGCTGGTGCTGCGGCTGGCCCTACAGCCGGTGGTGATACTTGGCTCAATAAGACCACAAATGCCG